CTAAATGTTTTTATTTTGTTTTATCAATTGGTATAAGTTTACAGTAGGAAATTGTAATGCTGAATATTCATTACTCATTAGTGATAATTGTGAAACCGCACTTCTTAAATAAGGAAACACAATAGCTAAGGCATTGGGTAAAAAATCTTCAAAATTATCATCTGGATTTTCAGAATCAAAATTAAATTGCGCCACCAAGTCAACCGATACTACAAATGGAAACTCCGTTGCATTTATACCAACACTTACTTTAACTTCATATAATTTCTTTTCATAATCAGTGTTGACAACGGAGTAATTGAATACGGGCTCATACCCAACATTACCATCTTCACGTTCTAAAAAATCATAATTTTTTTCGTACTTTAACCCAGTTAGTTGGTAGTCCAAAAAATTTATAACAGCCATTTATGCAGCCAATCCTTCTTTTTTATTGCTCGTGTAAATTTCGCTAACTGGTACCTCTTGTATAATGTATACGTTATTATTAGCGAAAGGCTTGTATTTATCTTTAATTGTCATTTTTTTATGATAACCAAGGGCATACATCAACTCTTCTTCATTGGCATTACTCAACAAAGACTTTAATTCATCATCGGTAAAGGTAGGAATCTTAATTTCATTCACATTAGCAAATTTAGCCATATCACTTACCTCCTAATAAAATCATAACATAGATGTCTTCAAAATAATATTTAAATTCCTTATACATAGTTCCCTGCCATTCGGGAAATTAGACTTAATTCCTGTCTTATCCAATACAGCAAATGTATCTGATATAACTGCATCTGGTTCTGAAGGTAGTATGTTTTCAATCATGTACTCAAAAAAAATACCATCTTGCTGATTTCTTTCTTTATCTAAATTTTCATCATATTCCTGAAGTCTTTCTGGAGTAACATAGAGTTTGTTCACACGATTTTTTAAAGAAATAACTTCATTTCTGACTATGGGATCAGTCAAGTTAAGCAGGTTTATTTCATCCTTAATGCATAGTTCTAAAACCTTAATTTGTTCGTCTTTTCTCTGTGTTTTTCCATTGCTAACGAATAAATATGATGTTTGTCTTGCAGGATACTCAAATTTTAGGTCGTTTTCGGGATCTGGATCAACATAAGTATACACACCGTATCCAAGATCTCCCGGCCATTTTTTTCTATCCTTTCTGTATTGAAAACCAGTGGTTAAAATGTTTTCTGCTGCCGCTTCATACGTTGCATGATAAGCTTTCATACTGGTACCTCTAAATTTGAACGTTACTTTACAGTATATACCTTTTTAAGTACCTAGTAACCCATAAACTATAAAAGCCCGCCAGACAAGGAAGTTCATCCAAGTCCAGCGGGCTTAATTTATATGTGGGCCAACTTGCGCATCTGTTTTAATGTCGCAAATTGGCCCAATTGAAATTAGTTAGTAAATGCAGCCTTCAACCAAACTGATTCGCCATTCATCTCTACTTCAATTGATGATCCAACACGTTGCAATACCTTGTATCGTCCATTCAAAGTGAAGTATTCCGGGACTCCGTTGTTACCAAGGCCGTTTTGGTCCGCCAATGGGTTACCATGACGGTCGGTCAACGTTACTGATGCAGCCGGCATATCGTTGTGATAATCAGCTACCGGAATTGCCATATCTTCATTACGTGCGTATACGCCACCAAACTCATACTGCCAGCTATCTAGATAGAATACACCGTTAAACTCTGCCGCGTCATCTTGCGTGTTAGCGTCCAAGATTTCGACATTCTTCTTGTTTACCCATGAGTAAATATCATCAAGTAACACACGGCCGCCATCGACTTCTAGCACTTTGTGTGGCTCACCCTTAACATAGTTAGGAATAGCTTCACCAGTTGTGTAATGAGTAGCGCTGAAGTTTACCTTCACCGTCATACCAGGCGCGATATCTGCCTTTGCAGTATTATCAGCTTCCTTACCGGCAACAATTGCGGGTGTATCAGTGTTAGGCTTTTCAGGGTTTCCGTGCTTGTAACCATTGTCCGTGATACCAGTCAGGTCAACATTACCATCCAATCCCCCAGCAATGTATGATGCCGTGAATTGGAACAATTGTACATTATCAAATGAAGGAAAGTAATTATAGTTTGGCTCTGGCGTAACCTCGTAATTAGGATACTGAGCCAACCAAAGCGGGTACTTATTAGCAATCACTTGCAGGTCAAGGTTTGACATCAAGAAATTCTTGTACCCGTATAGCACAGCTGTCTTTCCCTTTGATTGAATATAATCAAGTCCGTACATAACTACGTCTGTATTCGTTGCACCTTGCTCAATATCCAAAGCAAAGATAGCTCCCTGTGGCGTTTGGCTTTTTGCTAGATAGTGATCAATTACGGTTTTCATGGTTGCACGGTCAGTAACACCGTCTACGAAAATATAGTCATGTGCGCGTTTTCCTTGGGCGATTGCATACTGCACTTGCGTTGGATACGTGTATTGATCAACGTAGCCATGTCCAGCGTAGTACCCACCAATTTGAGCGATGGCAAACTTATCGTGACCATATCCAAACTTACCTTGTGCCCCTTGATAGATTGACCAGTCAACTCCTTGGTCACCCTTCGCGGCAAACGCCGTTGGTGTTGCTCCGGCAAATAAAAAGGCCGCCATTCCGGCGACCAACATTGTCTTAATCTTACCCATTATTGTCAACTCCTTTGTTGGCTTTCAACTCTTGCTCAATAGCTCCTTCAATCTGTGAGTCAGAGAAACGTCCGGTTAACCCATTTGCCTCAATCCGGTCCTTAACAAATTGCACCGCGTCTCGTTGCTTAGCGCTTCCTTGTCCTGGCCCCCAGGTCTTTTCAGCAATCGCGATACCTTGATTGATCCAATCGTAGAACATGGCTAAGTTTTCATTCTTGGTGTGACTCTTAAGCCAACCAATTACGGCAGCTGCAACAACACCAAGAACACCAGTTTGTGCGATTCCAATTAAAACATCAATTACTTTATTCATAATCGTTCATTCCTTTCGAACAATGTCTTGATTTGTTCATCATGCTTAGCAAGATGGACTTCATGCTCCTTAAATTGAACTTGGGTGTCATCCTTAATATGCCCCAATATTTCTTTCAAGTCGTCAATTGCATCAGTTAATGTAGCAATTGGTTTTGAAAAACCAACCTTAATTGCCCAATTTACGGCGGTAGTTATCGCCGTAATCAAAAAAAGAACAATCGTTACGACTGTTCCGGTGTCAAAACTCATCTGTTATTCCCCTCAATTTGTTTTTTGATTCGATACAGCGTTGACCGACTGTATCCGCTAATTTTCGACGCCTCTTTGTACGTTTTTTCTTGTAACAACCTATATGCCTCTCTGTGCTTCTTAGTTAACCGTCGTTTTGGACGTCCCTCTTTGTAATGTGGGTTAATCGCCTTGGCACGAGCGCGGCCTTCTGCCAACCTATCAACAATCATGTCTCGTTCGAATTCGGCGAACGTTAGCATGATGTTTCTCAACAAGTGCCCAGATGGTGAATTATCAAGTAACCCCAGATTAAGAACGTGAACTGATATCCCCTTCTTTGTCAGTCTGTCGATAATCTTGATACCTTCTCTTACCGAACGGGCCAGGCGATCAAGTTTCGTAACAACTAACACATCACCGCTAGTAATTATTCTTTCCAGCCGTTTCAAAGCTGGTCTATTAGCCGTAGTCCCCGTAAACTTTTCGCTATAGATCTTAGTTGCTCCAAATTTCTTCAACGCAGCAACCTGCCCGTTAAAATCTTGTCCTTGTGAACTCACCCTTGCGTATCCATATATCATCTAGTTTCACCTCCACAAAATTAGTGTAGCTAAAACGTAAACATTACAGGAACGGTCAAAACAAATGCCGTCAAAACGGCATCCGTGACTGTCAGCGGATTAAGTATTACGTTCAGAGAATATGCAAGCGGTGTAGAAGTCTATTTCACTGGCACATTCAAAGGTAACGCGGCGTATAAATGGAACGACCTAACTACAGTTCCCAACACTATAACAAAGCCATATGGCACCGTTACTACCGGAATGAATGGCCGTACCGGTATTGGAAATGTTACTACCCAAACTGATGTATTCGTTATGATTCATATTAATAACACAGGAAAAATACAATATGAAATGCGTCATGGAGTCGAAGGCAATACAAACGACTATAACGGAATAATTACGTACTTAGAGGGAAGCCTATACTATTTCAAGTAGGCAAGCGTTCCTGGAACGCTTTATGCAAAAGATGTCTCTGGGACTGTAAAGATGTGGTACAGCGCGAATGTGTCATACGTTAAAACTGGTCGGCTTGTTCAGCTGCTACACAACGGTGGTAATACTGCACAAATTCCGTCTAATTCTATTTCAAATGAGAAATTACCGGCATTCTTGCGCCCTGCTGTGGTTGCTGTCATGCCTGCACACCCGTCAACTAGCGCAAAAATTGCTGTTAACCCAGACGGAACTTTCAAAGTTACTGAAGGTAACGTCCCAGCAAACTTTTACGGATCAACAGTTTCGTATATCGCTGCCAACTCTGATTTATCCTGATTGTATGATCCACATGATTTATCAGATAACTATATGCTAGTCGAGCGCGTAAAAGGTGGAATCAGCGCCAACAATTGTAGCGCTACGGGTTGCCGTGTCGTTATCTCGCAAATTCTTAGCGCGGTACTTTATTTTACCGTCTGTACCTATCAATACTTCTAACTTCCATGGAGAATTGGTTGTAACGCCACTAACTCCTCCGTTACTTACGATAGTTAAAATTACATTTTGCCGTGGATTGTCAATGGCGGCAGGAACAACGGCTGAACTACTTACATATGCGTCGTTCATTTGGAATAATCCTTGAAAAGACCCATCCATGTATACATTCACCCCGACAACAGTCTGCCGGAAATTGATAGTTAACCCACCTAAATTTGTGCTACCAGTTTTAACGCTGGGAGTTTTAATGCCTGTTAATGTGACAGTTCCAGAAACGCTTACGTTTCCGGTGAAGGTCTTATTACCACCAATCGTTTCGTCACCTGTCTGGTGTACCAAGTTCGAACCAGTAGTAGCAATTGATACGTTGCCGGACCCGTCGATAGTAGCAGAACCAGTTACATCACCCGTCAGCGCTAACGTTCGTGCAGTAGCCCACTTGGTGGCTGTATCAGCATTTCCTTTTAATGAACCAGTAACATCTCCTTTAATACCAGATAATGCCGTTAGTACATCAAAAAAGTTCTTAGCACCTGAAACGTTTTCTTGACCTGTGTTGTGAACGACGCTGTCATTAAACGCAAATGACTTCCATGATGATAGTGTTTGCGAACCAACTGAAGCTATATACTTGATAGCTGTACCATTTGCGAATGGGACTAACTCAATATATCCGCTTCCACCGTCTGAAAAAGCAGGTGTTATTGTCGCTGTGTAATAATTACTAATTGGAGAATTAGCAATTGATTCTGTCCCAATTGACCATGTTCCAGCATATTTAACCATATTCTTAGCGACATCAGCAAAATCAGTGAACGTTGCTTGACGTGTGTTCAAAATATCAGCGCTTGCTGCTTTACCTGTCGTGTCCTGATTGCCAATTTTATTAACGCCAGCCAAGTCAATATCTTGTGTACCGTCAAACGATACGCCACCAATTTTGCGTGCGGTCTTTAGCGTAGTTGCCGTAGCTGCGTTACCGGTCAATTCACCAGCAAGTCCTGCCGAAAACGTCTTCTTACCCGTGAACGTTTCGGCAGTATCCAAGTGCGCAACCAGCGCATCATTAGCAACCGCCTTCCATGATGACCACGCACCACCAGTCTTAGTCGTCCACCAAGCATTGTTGTTCGAGTCGACCAGCTGCATGAAGCCATTGTTACCGGATTGAATTACTTCGACAACGAAATAATTTGATGATCCACTAGGCTTATTAGTTGCCCCAATGTTTGCGTAGTAGTAGAAGCCGTTATCCAGAGTGAAAACATCCTTATTCGTGCTAATCACTTGCACAACTGGGTCAACGTTAATATCAGCTGAACCATCAAAGTTTTCACCATTAATCTTGCGTGCATTGGCTAGTTTTGTTGCACTTGTGGCGTTACCAGCCAATGTTCCAATAATGCCGTCAGTAAAAGTCTTAGCACCGCCAATGCTTTCAACGCCTGACTTGTGTACCAGATTTACGTCATTATTCGGTGGATAAACTGATGGCATTGTAGCTGTCTTAACATTAACACCAGTGATTTCACCGGATGTATTAGTCGTAACGCTATCAATGATCGTCACAGTTCCGCCGACGGCAAGTGATTGCGCTGTTGAAGTATCTTTGCGTGTGATTGCAGCTTCAGTAAGTGCAATGTCAACATTTCCTGACCCGTCAAACGTACCAGAACCCGTTGCGGCTCCACTAAACGAAATTGTACGGGCTGTTTTTAACTTTGTTGCGGTGTCAGCATTTCCTTGCAAGTTAGCAATAATAGCAGAACTAAATGTCTTAGACCCACTAATCGTCTCATTGCCTGTCTTGTGGACGGCAGAAGCATCCACGTTTGAAAGTTCCGCTGCAGTAGAAAAACGGTTCCACGCTGTATACGTAGAACCGTTCTTTACACGGAAATATGATTGACCATTAGAAATGTCAGTAAATCGCTCAACGTTGCTTTCTTTAACGAACACATACGTCTCAGCTGCGCCAGTCGGCTTGTCAGACGTTGTCTTTGAAGCATTTATTGAAAGGTAAACGCCATTATTCAAACTTGACAGTGCAACGTCAGCATTGATAGCCAGCGTATTCACACGATCACTTGTTCCTGAATTTCCACTAACCGAACCAACAATTGTCTTCAAGAAAGTCTTGATGTCGTTAATCGTCTCATTGCCTGTCTTGTGGACGGCGGCAGTATCATCAGCCTTCGTTGTGTCGCGTTGGTCGATATACTTCTGCAAAGCAACGTAATCAGCAACCGTCAGCATTCCAGCATACTGGGTGTTAACAGTTACGATTGACGTATCGCTGATTGCAAATGAAACGTCCAAATTAATTGTCTGCGCTGATTGCCCATTATACGCAGGAACCAACGTGGTCTCATTCGTATTGATAATTCCAAGAACATAATTGTCAGTACCGTAGACACCCGTAATAGCAATACCCTTCAAATTATAGTCAGCCGTAACGTCACGATTATCGATAATAAGACGAGATTCAACAGTATTGGTCGTTAAATCTGTCGTAACCGTACCCATTGGTTTCGTTTGCTTAGGGTTTAGCCCACTAATTTGTGAGTAAGTTAAGTCCTTTGTAAGGGCCGTCGTAAAGGTGTAGGCGTTCATAATGGGCATTTGCCCTTTATCAGCCAGTGCCTTCGTCATGATGTCCTTACCTTCCTCAGTAAAGATTAGACTAGTGAATTTATTAGCCATCACTTATCCTCGCTTTCATAGATTTGATACGTCAACGTATTACTGCTGATACCACGCACAGCTAATACAGCGTTTGAATTGTCAACGAATGTTACTTCATCAACACGCACGCCAGCAGTAACACCGCTTCGAATTCTATCAATGATGTAGTTCTGTTCCCATTCGGTATTGGCCCATTGAAGCGGAATATTGCGGATTGCAATTGCTAATGGCTCACCGTTATCAACAGTTGTTCCATTCCACTTACGCAACGGCTCGATCTCAATACCTTTCTTAGGGATATTCAAAGACCGTGCAATGATATCCAGCAGGCCATTCACCGTTGAGATACCGGAATTGATAGCCATTTTTGAACGAATCATAATGCGATAGAAACTATCGTCAGCCTCACCGCGCAATTGATTGTATTGAGCACCGATTGCATCCAGCACTTCACCGTTGGCATTATCCAACTCTCGAAAATCTTCAATCGTCGTAAACAAGTCTTGCAGCTGTTTAAATTGCCATTGCAACCATTCAGCGAACAACATTGTTTGGCGACCATAACGGCTAATTGGCGCCGGTAACATAGCTAAAAATTGCTCTTTAAAACTAGTTCCCATTCTTCGTCACCACCAAACTATCAGCTGTCGTCGTCGCAATACTGAACTGCGTCAATGGAATATCGGTCATTGATTGGGAAGCTGCTTTCGTACCAATCTTGACACTGGCTACAACAATTCCGTTCACATTGTCATAAATGTACTTGTACAAGTATGAGAAGCGAACAGTTCCACCCATTGGAACGCTGCCAAGATAGTCGTTCACAGCCTTCTTAACTTGATCAACACCGTCAATTTCGAAGTCGTTGTTAGTCGTAACGTCAACAGTCACGAAAATCGTTTCCTTAGTAGCATAATCGAACGCGACTACATTACCGGAAAAGCCAGCAGCGTCAGTCATTGTCTCTGTATGGCTGCCGACCATTAATATACCCGCCGAAACGGAATTGAACAGCGCATCTGCAATCTTCATTTCTTCACCACCATCAACATAGACGTGAATTGTCTTAGCTGGGTTGCCGTATGAATCGACTGCCATTGTATTGTTCGTAACAACTTGAACACTCTTAACCCCTGGAACTTCCATAACGGCGGAAATTACACCATTGACTGGGCTAGATGGCTTGGTATCATTGGCCAATCGAACACGATGCGCCAGTTCAGCATCCGTTTCGATATTTGCACCATTTTCCACGGCTTGTGGGTTGGTAACAGTGAAAATATCAGACGTTGGTTCAACCTGAGAAGTGATTGCATTGGCCGGTACGTTGTATTGCGCCCCGGTTTCCATTGCATACGCCGTTCCAGCCCCTGTTCCTGACGCAGATAACAGTACATCAGAACCTAACTGGTAGATTTTTCCGTCAGTCGTTTTGAACATTTTTCCAGCCAGAATGACAAAACCAGGCGTACCAGTAAACGACAAGTCAACAATTGCTTGCTCGGCTGGATTACGATACAAGCCAAAGTTAGAAGCAATCTTATCCAACGAAACACCGGTTGCTGTGCTCAAATACTGACTGTTATAGACCTTTTCAGCAAGCTTATAAATCAAGTCCAAAAAGAACGCCATCAGACGGATTAAGACACCAGCGACAGAGTGCGCAGATGTGTCGGAATCAGAACCAAACAGCTCTTGCCACTTGGCAGTCAAATCAACAACGATTGTTTCGTATTGTGGCCGTGTGAATCCATTACTATCCAACATCCAAAATCACCTCCGTAGTTTTTTGTTCACCATCAATAACTAAATCAAGTTTGATGTTTGCAACTCGCGCTGATAAATCAGCTGTAATTACTACATCGTTCACTGCATCAATTCGTGGCTCTTGTGTCAAAGCATCACGAATAGCCGTGACAGCATAGCGTTCATTGTATTGCTTACCAATCAAGTCACTGGTATCAAGCCCCATTTCAGCGTCGCCAATGAATGAGCCTAAGCTTGTTTCCAAAATAATCCTGATTGATTGCATAACTTCTTGATCAGCGTCAATTGCGTGTGCGAAGTTGATATCGCCATCTTCTGCTAAAAAAATATCTCGCATTAGTACACCTCGATAATGAATGCATCATTAAGACTGTGCATTCTAGTATTTGACAACGGGAACTCATCATTGCTGCCGTTGAAAGCGGCAATCGATCTGTCAATGAACAGTATCACGACCACGTCACCAACATGGACTTCATCACGTAACATTCGCCCAATATGCACACCAACCAGTGGCGCGCGACTATTTCCGTCACTCTTCATAGCTAATGGCTGGACTTGAGCCTTTTTCCCGTCAGCATAGATACGGTCAACGCGCCCCAACTGAGCCACGTTGATGTTAGCGGAAATATTGTCAGGCAAAATATGCGTAAAGAACTCCACGTCATTGTTGTTTTTCTTAGCTTTTTTAGCCATTACTTCACCCCAATTTCAATTGATGTAGTCGGACTGGTACCGTCAAATGCATGTTCACCACTTATCACAGTTCCCGTAATGTTAACGAACATACTTTGAATGTGGACATACTCACCAGTAGTAATTCGATAATTTAACAGACTCTCCGCTGAATATTGGTAGCGACTCATGCCGTCATCATCTTCATCCTTAACCCAGTCTTCATCTCGTCGCTCCATTGTTGGTGACGAAATCAAACCAGATCCATTGTTCAACTCGGCAGTACCAGTGTTGTTGTCGTCGTACATGTAGCGCAATGTCAATTGTCCACGTCGGTAGAACAACGCAGAATGGGTGTCACCAGCAATCTCTGCCAGTGCATCTAACGGTGAGCCGTCGACCGTATATCCTTCTGAATAGACATGATCCTCACGCATTGAAACTTTGTTCAGATTAATACCAGAAACGCTGACAATCTTGTCGATTATTGTTGAAGCTGCCGTTCCTTCACCAAATGTCAATGATACGTCCGGTAACTTGCGATAATCAGTTCCTTCTACGACTCGTAATGTGTACTTATGGTCACCGCCTTCAAGCGTTGGCACCGTCGTTTTATAGATAAATCCATCAAACAAAATACCGGTATCACCGCTATAACCGGCAATCACTTGTACACGGTCACCTTCGTGAACACGATTGAAGCTAATTTGTGACATATTCCAAATGACGATTTCACCGACACTCTGGTCATTGGTGTTATCAAATGGAATATTAAATTCAATGTCCATGCTGTCGCCTGATTTGCGGTGATGGTATATGAGTTGTCCGGAGTCAGTCCAGATACTCAATTGAATTTCAAAATTGAACTGTACTGCATCTGCCATTACATCAACTCCCCATCATCTTTCAAAGTCATCAGATACAGAAAAACGGTCTTTCCGAAATTATCCGGAGAGACCGCTGTTTCTTTCTGTGATTCATCAAACGGCATGATATCGACTGCCGGTATTGCTGGGTTAGTGTAGTCAGCCCACAAGCGACGCCCATAGACTAGCTTCTCACCCAAAACAATTGGCACCATTGAATTGTCATACAAATCGACTGTGTAGAATTCACCATAATCATTGTAATTAAATTGTAGATAGACGTTGACACCGCCTAATTCGATTTCAAAAATCTCAGGCAGTTGTGCAACGTTTACGTCAATATATGCTCGTAATGCCATTACTTCACCCTAGCCCTTGCACCAATCGGGATGAAACGGTCAGGCCAACCATTCCAAGCTCGTAGTTGATCAATAGAAGTACCATATTGAACCCACCAGCCCCAATAAGTATTACCAGCAACAACCGTAACGTACACACCAGCAGGAGGCGAAGCTTGCTTCTTTCCAGCATTAACATTCTTATTCCACGTTACTTTAACTGTGTAAACGGCAGTTAAATCGAGCGAGAACTTTACAGCATTCTGAAATCCACCTTCGTCATAATCTTTTGATAAATTACTAATCAGCATTCCATTGTGCCGAATTGCTCCAGAATAATTTACTAGCGCACCACTTTGAGACCAATCTAATAATTGCTGGTATTTTGCGTCAACGTCAGATTGATTATTACCATGTAACCATCCGCTTAGTGTAAAGCTCTTGCTCTGCAACTGGGAATGATCGGTAATCGGCGAACCATCTTCAACTGGGTGTGTGGAAACGTCAATATTCAGTTCTTCGTGCTCTGACATTACGAACACTTCTACTGAATGCCCATTATTATCATTTAACCTTGCCATTTAACACACCCCCTTTAAATAGTCGCCTGTGGCATGATTGCAATAAACTTTTCACCAATTGTATTGGCAATCTCATTAGCGTCAGCAGCGCTCGCGTTCCCTTGAATGGTAACGTTAATTTGAATAGTTGGGTTACCACTGCTCTTTTGTGGTGCAAACGCATTCTTCGCACCATCAGTACCATTGGCATATCGTGGGAACAGCTTCTTAGTCGAATTACCGTCCAGAACTTGCGTACCAGCTGGCAAAACAGTGTTCAAATTGCGTTGATTTGGGAACAAGCCCATCAAACCGTTTGGCAACATGAACGCTTCACGCCAGTTTGAACCGCCAGCATCATTAACAAGCGCCATACCACCACGGTGTCCTCCGGCAGTAGTTCCATTTGCATAGTGTGGGACAAAGGCCTGTGAGAACGCACGCTTAGCCCCTGGAGTACCAGTTGCTAGCTTGTCAGCACCCTTCCCCTTGACGTTAGCCGTAATCGTAACAGTCTTAGACTTCAAAGAATTAATTGCAGATTGAAGCGTTTTGACCTTTGAAGCAGCTGAAGAAGCAGCTGTACCAATCTTAGCCAATGATGATGAAATAGCTGACGCCTTTGAAGACGCCGTTGATACCATCTTGCTCATTTGACTAGAGAATGAAGAAGCGGCCTTTGAGATACCTGACTTAATCGTTGAACTCCACTTGCTTGCACCTGACTTAATCGTGCTGTTTACACGGTTCATTCCAGACTTGGCTTGTGAATTCAGAGAATTAAATCCTGACTCAGCACCCTTAAACTTGAATGCATTCTTAGCTGAATTCTGAATCTTCTTAGATCCAGACTTCACTGTTGAATTCACCTTGTTCATACCAGATTTTGCTTGTGAGTTAAGCTTGCTAAAACCTGATGCAGAACTCTTAAACTTGAACATATTCTTGCCAGAGTTCTGGATTTTCTTAGAACCTGACTTAATGGTTTTATTGACCTTGTTAGTTCCAGACTTAGCCTGGGAATTCAACTTATTAAACCCAGACTTACTTGGCTTAAACTTGAACATGTTTTTACCAGAGTTCTGAATCTTCTTAGAACCTGACTTCACTGTCCGGTTGACTTTGTTCATACCAGACTTTGCATCAGAGTTTAACTTATTGAAACCGGACTTGCTGGTCTTGAACTTAAAGGCATCAGAACCCGCCTTTTGAACCTTTTTAGCACCGGACTTTGTAGACTTTTCCGCCTTGCTCATTCCTGACTTGGCTTTCTTGTTCAAGTCATTGAGTGCCTTGGCATTCTTCTTGCTGTCCGCTTTGTCTTGCTTGTTGAGCTTATCAACAGCAGACTTCACATTTGAAGTTGACTTCTTCTTATTTCCTGACGCTTTTTTGCCACCGGACTTCTTGTTAGTCTTCTTTTGGTCCGCCTTAAGTTGACTAGATAGCTTTCTGATTTCATCTGCATTACCGCTATCGATAGCGTCTTGCAAATCAAGCAATGCCTTTTGTTGCTTCTTAGACTTAGACTTGGATGCCTTACCCATTACTGAGTAAGTAGACTTCGCATCAGCAGCCCCAAGCCCCATTTCACCCAAATTAAAAACAAATTGTTCCTTATCGTGCTGTGATTGCGCCCAAGACTGTGCCTTGGCCACTGCCTTAGCATTAGCTGTCGCCTTTTCTGACTTAGACTTCGTTCCCCCGAACAGTGAGCCAACCCAAGAGCCAGCCTTACCGCCAAGCCAACCGCCAGCCATTGAACCACCAATCGTACCAAGAGGGCCTAAGAATGAACCTAATGCACCACCAACAGTTGCACCAACACCAGTTCCAATACCTTGACCAACACCCTTGTGACGGGCTAGCGAGCCGGCCTTTGTGCTTGCCATCGTTGTCATAACATCAACACCAGCAAACAATCCGTTCATCAAAGGCATACCCTTGCCTAAGAACTTACCAACTGACGAAAGTCCCTTGGTTGCTGTAGCCAGTGCTCCGCCAAACTTCGTAGCCTGTACAGTGGTTCCAGCTGAACCGATACCAGATAGGAAACTTCCTGTTGTCTTTCTAAAGAAGCCCGCATTACTTGCTGCACGGCCGGTTGCGCCACCTTTGCCATCAATCCCTTGTAGCGCAGCGCCCTTAGCACTGATACGTGCAAACATACCACCAGAAGCCTTTGCTTCAGCAGCAAGTGCTCGTCGACCAGTTCGAGTTTCTAATTGTGCAATTTCAGCTTCAGAAGCATATTGACCATTTGCTCTGTGGTACTTCCCTTCGGAATCTTTACTGAACCCTCCCGGCAATGAATCACCTACCATGCCTGTTGCGTTTTTCACACCACTGGCGCCAGCGAAACGATTAACGGCACTACTAAATGTCGTTGTCGCCTTGCTAAATTCACCATACTTGCCAACCTTTGCTTTGGATAGGCCGGGTAATAGCCCTGTCAACCCTTTAATGGAGTCGCCAATTAACCCTGCGCCACCTTTGAGCACCTTAAACGCAGCACCCGCTGTTAGCGCAACACCTACAAAGCGGCCAATTGTACCAATAGCGTCTGACAGCTTCTTCTGCGACCCTTCTGGCAACATCTTACCAATGCTTGAACCAACGCTCTTAATCTCGTCAATACCCTTTTTGATTACCGCAAAGGTATCTTTGACACCACTCCATGCGCCACCGCTAAACGCTTTGGCATAAGGCGCAATAGCTTTAGCCGCAACTCCAATTCCGTTAGCAACACCGATAGATGCATTAGTAATCTTCTTCGCGTCTTTGCCAAGTTGGTCAAAGTCTGTGAACTTTGATGATAGTTTTCCAATGACGTCTTTAAAGGCACCGCCCTTAGCAATGCCTTTACCAAATCCATCAATAACTTGGGAAACTATATACTTGCTTGCTGATTCACCGGCTCGGATCATTCCAGGTAGCGTTGAATTGTAACGTGCCGAGGCTTTAGCTAGTCCACCAGTATTTCCATACTTATCAATAGCTCGATATGCCGTCTCGGCTGATACGTCACCCCATTCCCAGCCACCCTGCTTGTTCTTTCCTAGCGTATGACCAGTTTCGCGCTTATATTCAGCACGAATTTGACGTGTAATCTTTCCGTCGACATTGTTCAGGCTCTTTGCAATGTTGCCGGACATTTTACCCATGTCACCAATGTTTCCAACCGCCATTTTAAGAGATTCCATATCTCGTTGCCCTAGCGCGTTGGCATCTTGAATATTAAAAATCCCCTTCAACATGTGTTGGGTCTTATCAAGATTCCCAGAATAAACACCGGCATCTGATGAATAAATTTGCTTAGCAATTGCATTGGCTTCGGTATAGTCGTTACCAGCCAGAATGGCTGTACGCATTGTGGCATCACTAGCTTTTTTAGCTTGATTTGTTAGGTTTTTACCTTTGATATCTTTGTGTGCGTCTTGGATAGAAGTCGCCCACATAGCTTGCCCTTGTTGTTGGTCTTTCAAGCTTTGCCAGCCACCAGTGACCATGCCCTTCACACCGTCAGCAAGCCCCATAACGGCAGTTGCGCCCAACATACCAACTGAGAACATGGCAGTTGCTTCTTTGAATGAGTCTTTCAGCTTTTGACCGGTTTTACTCATTTCGGCAGCCTGTTTCTGTGCAGCTTGTGCGCCACTCGAAGCAGACTGTTTTTGCGCATTGGCTGCGCTTTTAGCAGCCGATTCAAGTTTCTTGTATGACTCGGTTGCCCGATTAATGTCATCAATCTGCCCCTTGAATTGGTTACCACCAGAAGTCGACGTCTTCATTGCCGCTTCTGTTTTTTCACTCATAGCGCGCAACTTCTCTAATGAATCAGTTGCACGCTTAGCACCATCTGAATAACCGTTGAATGAGTTACCAGACACCTTGCCAGAAAAGCCAGACAAACCTTGAGCAGCTTCTTTCAGCTCTCGTATGGCAGCACTGGCTTTCTTCAAGTCATCAATACCAGAGACGTTCATCTCCGTCTTGATTGTTGTTGAATATTCACCCATTACTCTTCACCACCCAAACCAAAAGGACCGCTCACATAAGCTTGTTTCTTATCGGCTAGCGCATTCAGATATTGCAGCTCTTTCAAAGTTGCATGATCAATTTCTTCTCGTGATGCAACACCTGCAATTACCGGCCATTCATATATCCAATTATCTTCAACATCCTTGTTAGTGAAGTATTCACTTGGATAGTGACTAGTCGTCAAACTCACCAAGAAACAAGTCTGCCTCGTCAATCAATTGTGATAGTCCTGGGCGCTCGTCGAATGAATCAACATCCAAACCAGCTGGTTCAACAACGACTTGCTCCAACAATTGGTCAGCAAATACAGAACGTGCAATCAAACCATTAGGCATGCGTGAGTTGTCCAAGATTTCCATCGCTGCACGCATTCCTGGGTATTGCAACTTGTACGTCCAGTCCTTACCGTTCTTGTCCGTGATTACCACCGTCTTTTGCTTACCAAACTTATTCTCTGGCTTTGCTTCAACTTGTTGGTTCTTTACTTCTTCTGACATGTTAATATCCTCCAAATATAGACGGGCACCGGCCCTTAGTAATTTGTGGCCAATTGCCACTAGTAATGACACAGGAGTCGAACCTGTGCCATCAAAAAAAGCTATCAAAATTCGATTACTTATCGAACTTCAATAGCCATATCCAATGTTTCGATTGTGTAAGTTCGCTTAGGCGTTTGCTTACCATAAGCACCGTCAGCCGGCTTCGCGATAAACGCACGCGTAGCAGAAATCTTCTCAGTATCTGACAAGATAACAACCGGGAATTGCTTGTGAGCATTTGCCAAGGTGTTCAAATACTTGTGAGAAGCGGAATTGCCTGACAAGTTAATCGTGATTTGTCCCAATCGTGAGTTGTTAACCGCAAATGAGGCGAACCCTTGCGCATCAACTTCAGTTGTAATCATATCTTCCTTGTTGGTGTATGAAATCATATCACCGTCTTGGAACCCAATAATGACCTTGCCGTCGACGGTCAACGTGACCGACTTGGCGTCATAAGCCTTCATATCTTCAGCCATCTATATCACCCCTTAAATATCGCCAATAGTTCCGTGAATTGTAACGTCATGGATAGCACCAGCACGCGTGTAAGTGAATGACAATCCATTGTACTTACGTGACGAGATATCCGCTGCAGCTTGTTGATCACGCGTTTGAGCAGTGACTGTGAATTGACCGGCACCAGTCTCAGGGTTAACCAAGATAATACCGTTATCAGTTGCTTGACGAAGTACCGTCGTAACAGCAGCTTCAAGTTGAGCGATACCAGTCATGTCGTATGACAACTTATCCACTGATTGCAACAAGTTTTGGATATTCGTTTCCAAAGTTGCTCGTACCCAATCATCACCAAGCAATGCGTCGATATAATCTCCGCCAAGCGTCAAACCTTCTGATGTTTGGTCCTTGCCTGCCTTAACAACATACAAGTTGACGTTGTTCTTAGTGGCAATAGAAACTACAGAACCATTAGCCTTAATCGCCGTTGAACCAGTCAATGACTTAAACTTCCAAGTTGTAGAACCTGGCGTCTTGTTACCAACCGCCCCGACGAAGGCTCCGATATTGTAGCTTTGTTCAGCGTCAACACCGCCAATCATAAACGTGCGGGCATTACCGTAGAACGGTGCATTCTTGACAGCTTCCAATGCGGTAATTGCACCAGCTGGTGCACCGTCAAAGCCAGTTCCTGATACAACCAGGAACTTACGACCATATGCCTCAATCGCGTTAGACATTGCAACAATGTCATTTTGCGTTGAAGGCACAATAGCACCGAACTCCCAGCCATCACCCAGAGCCGTTTCAAGCTTCGTGGTAGTTGCTGAACCATCAGTTGAATTAGGCACACCATAGATAAACAATGTTTGTCCGTGTGCTTCTTGTGCAAAGAACCCCTTAGCAATTTGTGTTGCTTCGGCTCCCAAATTTAAACCACGATCAGTAATTTCTTGCAACGTTGATACATTCGTATCAGCAATCACTTCATTCGTACCGTTTTGTACGATAAAGATGGCCAAGTTACCAAGATTTACTGGTTGTGCTGGTGACGCCACGTCCAAAATGACGTGTACGTCTAGCAAATCATTCGCCATTACTTATTTCTCCTATTTTTCTTGTACATCAACGCTGTCAATTTGCGGCATCTGTTCGTCAACGAATGGATCCCGTAACCGCAAGCGCATATCAAAGCCAACCATGAACTTGTCAGCCGTCGAATTTTGAATTGAACGAATATTTGTCGGCATAACTTCCGCAATCACGATATCAGCTTGTCGTAACTGAGTTAATGATGCATCAGTCACGAACTGATTACGTAAGTTTTCCGACAAATTGAGAGCTTCTAATTTTTTCAAAGCGTAGTGGGTAAAACTAACCACCGCTTCAAAGGGAACACGTTCAGTAACGTCGTAGTGTTCATAGATGTCGATACGAGGACTAATAATGTCGAATACAACAAAAGGCGCTGCCGGAATTTCTCCAGCACCGCCTAGTTCAATCATGGTCAGTCCCTGCGTGTCCTTAATGATTGTGCTGAATACCTTGTACAGCACCGAATAATCATACGTCTGTATTGCCATTCAACGCCTCCTCAGTCTTCAATTCGTATTGGATGACATTTGAGTAGTCCTTGTATGACTGCTTACCTGTCACTCGATACCTCACATCATTGTGTTCTACTAACGTTCCTTCAGGAAAGTCATGCTCCGAAAACCATGCCACCGTTTCTTCAGTATCATCACCCTGTTCGGTACTAATTAGCTGACCAGCAAGAATAGAACTTGTAATCGAGAACGTTAGAAACGGCTCATACAAGCTAACAGGCTCGCTTTCAGTTTCAACCCACTGACCGTCTACCCAATCACCAGTAGCTTTCGGTTGCACCATCAGATTAGTTCCAAACATTTGAATAAGCGAGCTCATATCAAGATAAAAAGCCATATTACTAACTCTCCTTGTGTGTGACTGCGCCAATCATATCTCCGGTATCAATCAACGGCTGACTAGAACCCTTACGTGACACCGTAGCCGGTGCAAGTGGTGCGAAATTACCGGCATGAATAGTCTTTTGAATATCATCAGCCATTTTGCTGCCGAGTTGTGACATCAAGGCGGTTGTTGAGAGATTTCCAGTAAATACCTTCAGAACATCACCACCGACATCATTCGCCCACTTACGTTCATTCTCATATTGAGTATTACGTAGGAATGGGCGGGCTGGAATACCCCGACTTGTCCCGTATTCATTCCACATTGCTTTTTTAGCAGCGAAGCCACCAAATATACCCGCTTCAGCTTCTCGCCCGTCAACGGCTTCTAATCGTGCAATCATTTCATCTAAATCGAAATTAGATTCGACAGACGTGTCAAATGTTATTTCCATGATGATCACCTAGATGAATACTGCAACATTAGCTCCACCTTGCAAGCTGTCCAACAAGTCTTGATATTGGCGCAAATAATCGCTCATTCCGCCAGTATCCTTGTATTCGATAGACATTACAGACAAAGTTTGCTTCTTAACGTTGCTGTTCTGATTGTTCACAACGCTTGCATAGTGAGCGCCCAAGTAACCGGCAGCCATTTCTAGCTTTGGGTCCTTGAATCCGTCCTGCGTTGCGACCGTAATCGCATCCTCTGCCAATACCTCTAGCGTGCCAGCTGGAACAGACGCTAATTGTGGCGCTAACATCTTAATTCTTGTAACTACTTTTGCTACGTCTGCCATATCAGCACCTACTTAATCTTCAATACTCGTCCAATAAACAACACGTTAGACATAAGACCGTTGAGTCGTTTCAAGTTGCCAACGCTCATGTGAAAGCTATTAGCAATAGATGCCAGCGTGTCGCCGTCTTGTACCGTGTATGTGTTCTCTGGGCGTGTTTCAGGAACCGGCGCAGTCTCTACTGGCTTTGGCATGAAAATACTTGCCCAATCATGTGATTGAGCTGGTGCCTCCGGTTCAGTTGGCGTAACTGGTACTTCTGGCGTGACCGGTTGTGGGTCAACTGGCGCACTCTCTACCAGCGCTTCTGGTTGAACCGCTGATGATGAGTCTGGTTGAGCAGGTTGTACGTCAACAGCTGCACTTGATGAAGCCATTGATGACGAATCTGAAGCGGATGAAGCTGAATCAGCTACAGAAGAAGTAGCCTCACTTTGTCCGACAATCGTCGCCTCGCTTTCAGCTTGATCAATATCTTCTTGTGGCTCACCAGGAACCAACTTCAACAAGTCAGCCTTTTGTGCGTTTGATGGATACTCAATACCGTGTGAATCAAGCCAGGACTTAATTTCGGTAACAGTATTCTTATCAGTGACAATATCCATTTAAGCCACCCCCTTACAAAACAGTTGCTTGGAAGATGTTGTCTGCTTGTGCCAACGTAGGAACGACCATTGTTGAAACCTTGATAACAGAACGGATAGGGTCGTGCGTCTCTTCGTAGCGGTCAGCAAACATGTTACCGATTTGTGATGATTCAACATCACCCGCTGCAACCGCACGAGCTTCTTCAGGTGTCAAACCATAAACAGTTTCACCGACAGCATTGTCCGCAAACATAGCGAATTGGTTGTCAGCAATGTAGTTCGTCACCGTTTGCTTACCCTTTTTGTCGACGTCAGCGTACTTACCAGTGTAGGCGCGCAAAACAGGCAAACCGTTAGCTTGCATAAACTCATCCAAATCAGATTGCATAACCGTACGACCATTGTTTGAGCCGAAAATGTTAGCAACAACGTTAGGGTTCTTGCGCAAAGCGTACAAAGCCTTTTGAGACATAATCGCCCGCGTTGGCGTTACCGTAACAGATTGAGCCCATTCCATGATTTGCTCAATTGGGTCCTTAGTGGCATCCGCAAAGTCTGCCGTTCCCTTTTGTGAACTATCAATACCGTAATCGACCTTGTATGAACCACCCATTTGGTCCTTCACATTGATAACACCAGTCATCAACGCTTGCATACGCATCAATTCAGTTGCGGCATCAATTGAACGAACGACATTGCCCAAGTCGTCATAAACAGTGTTCATGATGTAGCTTTGCTCTTCCGGCGTACGTGGCGTACGCAACTTAACCAAATCATCTTCCTTAAGAATCATCTTCTTCTTGATGAAGAATGGTTCAGTCTCTGATACTTGTGCAGTACGGTCGCCAATTTCTGCTTCCGTATCGAAAGCGTGAACATGAGCGATAACTGGCACAGTAGTACCTGACGTCAATACCTTGATGTCGTTTGATTGCACCTTACGTGCTGGGAACAATTCAGCACCCAATAGGTTTGGTGTTTGAACCGTCTTGGTGTAGTCCAACACGTCTTGGTGTGGGAACAAATCCAAAATATCTGTTGCCATTTTTTATTTCTCCTTCTTAGTTAGTAGTGGTTCCTGAACCACCCGCAGTAGATGGTGCTGGAGCTTCACCGCGGAACTTAATACCGATTGCCTTCAACGCCGTCTTTTGAGCGTCAGTTAACGCTACTGGTAGACGGTCAGGCAAAACATATCCCTCAACCATTACGGATGCGGGCATTGGGTCATCAGTCGAACCAACAACATGATTAACTACCAACCCGGCAACTGCACCATTCTTAATGAATACGGCTCCTGACTCATATTCAGCGTCAGCCGCTTCAGTGAATGCTTGGAAACGTGATGAGGCCAACCAATTTAGTTGATCAACCTTTGTCGTCGTGTACTTCATTCGTACATCCTCCTAATTATTTAATGCCAAAGAAGCTGTCAGCAACATGGTTTGATGATGTGCTATTAGCGCGTTCGGCTGCCAACTGTCCGCGAGACTTACTAATTGAAGTAGAAGCGCCTGGATTACGCGGCGTAGTCCCACGCAATGACTCTTGGCGCTTTGCTTCAACCTTTTCATCAACCAACTTAGCGAATGCTGCCACTGCCGCAGTCGTTTCATCAGCCGTATCACGTACAACGAACGCCAAAGTATCCTCATCAGCAACCATGCCCTTATCAGCAAGCATCTTACTTGCTTCAGATACCATGTTTGTGTGATTAAGTTGGGCTTGCAAATCATCAGCGCGCTTTTGAGCTGCTAACAATTCTTCGCTTGCCTTTTGAGCTTCGTGCTCCTTGCGTTGGTCGTCAGACATTTTGGCTACCTTTGTGGCTTCCTCTTGGTCTGCTTCCCACTTAGCACGAGCATCAGCAAGGTCCTTAGCGAACTTTGCTTCATTGGTCTTGTTAGCGCGCGATACTCTCTCAGCTAGCAATGCATCAATGTGCGCTTGTTGTTCTGGTGTGAATTGCACGCCGCCCTCTTGACCGCCGTTGCCGTTTTCGTTTCCGTTAGCGCCTTGTGCGCCAGTAGGTTCATCAGCCATGTTACATACCTCCGTTTACAGTCCGTCGACTATCATTTCCTTGCAGCTTTTAGGGCCAATCAGCACGTTTTGGGCACAATAAAAGCGCCCAGCCATTTCTAGCTAAGCGCTTATTAACAATTATTTATTCTTCATGACTTGATTGTACAAATCATCAATCAAATCTTCATATCGATTAACAATATCCCAATCAGGGTTATCGTAATCCCAACTACCGTCAGCTTGCTTGTACCCAGCAATAGACAAAAACTTCTTTAGTTCTAAATAATCATTAGCCCTAAATTTAAACCGGGTAACATCATTACCGCGTTCAATTTTAGTGGCTTTTAGCAAATACTCAGAGGCACTATTTTTAATGAAATCTACATCATTGTTAGGCAGTTCAAACTGAACTATTTTATTCGACTTCGTCAACATGATACACCGTAATAATTTTCCCTTCTTTTTTATTTACAACCAGAAGCACGTCATTGTCACCATTATACCAAAACACATCATCACCGGGCGCTTCCGTGATTAAGGTGTTGTCTGACACTAGTGTCTTTTTGAAATCTTCTACTGTAATATCACGCTCATACGCCCGTTGAATAGCATGAAAATTAACTTGCTTAATGACTGTACCGTCAACTGCCTTAATTCCTCGAAGCGCAAACCACTCTTCTGGGATATCTTTCAACGATTTAATTTCTATTGGTTCTTCTGGCTCTTGATCAATGTTTTCATAATCATCATCAGAATTATCATCATTGCCGATTTGAGTTCCAGCCAGTATGCCACCAAAAAAAGAAAGGTCTGGTTTAGAATCATCTTCCACACGAACCAATGTGCAACGGCAGTTTGGATGGAATGGAACCAACGTCTGTGCATCCCCAAGCGAATACGTCTTGCCAACATACGGCAAGCAATATTGGCACGCGCCAAATTCGTTGATAATCATCACTTGCTGGTCCTTGCTACCAGGCAAATCACGATATTGCGATAACTCTCTTTCGCGGTCATCTGCAGACTTCCAAGCAGCTACCTTAGCTTCACGGTCAGCAATTGCTGCATACGTTCGGATATTACGGGCAGCAGAAGCACTGAATGAGCGTAAATACCACCACAAGCCCATATAACCACCAACCATTTCGGCTAGTCGCTTACGTCGCTCTGCTTCGTCTTGCTCTTTCTCTTTCTTAGCCGCGTCAACATAGTCTTTCAATTCGGCCAGATAATCATCATCACTGTAGTTTTCGTAATCATTGTCAGCCATACTACATTCCTCCAGTAATAATCGCCCATTGCTTAGCGCTCACTCCTTGCTGGATAGCTTTGCTAATCTCAATCGATAAACTAGCAAGGGTATTATCAAACGACGTCCAGTAGGCTTGTGAGGGCGTTTTCTTGTCGAAAGAAGCGTGGGACAATTCCTGAACTTTACTATCAGGTAACGTGGACTTAATGCCCGTGTCCATTGCTTGTCGCTGATACTCGTCTTTGAACTCGTCGTTAAGCGTTGAGTCAAATAACTTGTATGAATCAATTGCGAACGGCAATATCAGTAAACCCAGCAATGACTGAACATACATTTCCATGTCTGAAACCCCCATAGTAGGAAACGCCATTTTGCGCTTCTTAGCGTTGATTTCAGACGTTCTGGGTAATTGTTCGGCCAGCTTCTTCAAACGGTTAATATCAGCAGCATTTGGCGCCTTGGTTAGTATTCCGCTATCAATGTGGTCATCAGCACTGTGAGTAACAAAAAAAGCGCTCAATTCCGCGCTCATCTTATCAGTATGTTGATCAGCTTTCTTATCAAGCTTCACATTGATGTCGTAGTCATGCTTCATTGTGGCAAGCATGTGTTGCTTTTCCTGTGATAGTTGCATTACTTAGCCTCTTGCTTATCAAAATCGGCGTCTGTCTCATCACTGAGTGAGCCCATCACGCTCTTAGCTACGTCTTGTTGCTCTTTTTCCTTAGCCTTGATGACTGCGTCTGGGTCTTCAATTGTTGAAATCTCCGACAACGCGGTCTTGCGGTCAACACCAGCGTCAAGCATTACCTTGGCTGTGTTGGCTTCGTCTTGCACGTTGTGTGGCACAGTACGCTTGAATGTCATCTTGACGTTGTTTGCATAATTCCTATCACCGGTATCAAGCGGTAGCGTTGCTCCAATGGTGAATGCCAAGCGCCACATTTGGCGCAATGACATTTTGAACTTGCGCTCCTTCATGTTAGCTGCCGTACTCATTGACTGCAGTTTGAATTCAAGCGAAGTACCCGACGCATTACCAAACACATCATCATTGAAGTTAGCAATGTTTGACTTGTTGTAAATCATGTCGATAACACGGTCCAAAAAGTTTTCTTGGATACCGTCGGCGTCTGGCTTGTTCATAAAGTCAATCGTCACATCACGTTCAGCGTCTACTGACGCAACGTTAATAACGCGCTTATCAATCATGTCTTTGATGGTTTCAGGCTTAAGCTTGGCGTTAATCACCTTCATGATGGTGTTTGAGAAATAATCAATGTCATTCCCCTTATTGCTCAAGGCAACTTCAACCGCATCAATCAAGCTCATAACTTGCTCAAACAGTCCCTGACGCTCCGTTGACGCGTAGAACTCAACCATTGGCACATTCATAAATTGGTTATCCATTACTTCTTCCGAAATGGTCATTTCAGCACCGGGCGTACCAGTGAATGAATACGCATCCGTCTTGGTGTACAACGTGCCTGATAACTCACCGTTACGTTGCTTTTGTGTGTAGTAGATACCAAACACTGGATGCTTCTCAATTGAGCTGTCATACACAATAAAGCCGTTGCGCGGGTCAACTGGTGCGACACGCGTCTCTTTCTCCTCGTTTTGGTAAACAAGAACGTATGAACGGCCGAAGATATCAACTTGCTTTGCCAATTCAGCAACAATGTCAGTCAAATCATTAATATCAACAAACTTGTTAATTGCTTGATCAAGCTCATCATTGGGCTTGCCGTTGTCATCGTAATCGAACTTAACCGGTGTACCAGCAAAGTATCCGACTTCTGTATCAACCAATTCCTTGGCGAAATTAACAATCAAGCGATTATCAGGCTTACCGGGTGCTTTAGACATCTTCTCTAAGATTGAATGCTTACCCAAGTAATACTTCATAAGCTTGTTGAACCAGTTATGCATTGCACGGTTGTGCTTGCTTAATAGTTGGCTCAATTCATCAGGAGCCAGCATTTCATCCCCGACGCCCTGGTCGAAGTAGAAGACATTATTATCATCAGACGATAATCTGTCGCTATTGAATCTAAACGCCATTAGAAAATACCCTCCAATACAGTAATCTCATTGTCCGTTGATAAGTCATTGTGGATGACATATCGCATTGTATCCATTGAGTGGTCCTTGTCTTTAACAGGCACACCCTTCTTTTCATCCCAAACATAGGCGAAAATCTCTTGTTCAAACTCTGGTGCATCTTCACGGACAATATGGATCCTGTTTGTCTTGATTAGCTTTGCTACGTCTTCAATCCCCTTAAGAATGCGCTTATCAGCGTTTCGCGCGTCAATATCTTCGGTGACAAACCTGGCAACGTGTTCAGGACGAGCAGGGTCAGCCCAGAATGGAATATCTCCGTATTTGTCGATTACTTCTTGCTTAGCAACCTCAACCCAGTAATCAATATCTCGGTGTCGCTTTGCACGTTCTTTGATTAAGTAATAATCTTCACCCTTAACGCCCCACACTTGAATAACACCAGTGTGTTCATATCCCCAGTCAACACCGGAAATATATCGGTCCATTTCTGGTAGGTCTTCTTTATTGATAAAGTGCTTCTCTTCGTCAAAGTCGGCATACACGGCACCTTCACCAGAAACCCAGCGCCCATAGATTGCACGATCGTATAGCATTCCACTAGGTGTCAGTGCCTTGATATTTTCGCGGGACTTCTTACTTAGTGACGTGTTATCGTCCAAAATGAACTGATTCTGAATGATGTGGCTGCGCTTCTTTTCGGCTGGCGTATATCGCAAGCTATCTGAGTTGATTGCCTTATCAATATAGTCAGTCTTCAACCAATGCGACGGAATATCCGGGTTGGTATCTACCAAGACGCGGGCCGTATCAATAGCAGAAATACGCTTAAGAATTTCGGAAAACACTTCCGGGTTAGCCAATGAAGCCTCGTTGATATAAGCGCCATAGGCCGTCATACCACGAATAGACTGCAAACCACTGATTGACCCATGATATGCAAGAACAATCTTCACGCCCCGGATATATAGGTTATTGTACTTATCAGCCGTTGGATAAATACCAAACACTTCACCTAACGGTTGGATAATGTTGTTTTCAATAGTCTTAGCAGTTGCACCTGACATGATGTACATCGGCGTACTAATACCTTGCGCATTAGCCAACTTACGAACACGCTCAATCTCATACAAGAACATAAGATTATCAATGAAGGTCTTACCAGCACGGACACCGCCATGATTAATCATCATGTTCCAATCGTCCCTGGCAAGAAAGCTGATTGTTTGAATTTGCTTCTTAGTAAGAAACATTGGGTTCTTCACCATATCATCCATTCTCTTCACCATATCATCCATTCTCTTCATCTGCCTTTCTCAGTTCTTCTTGTGCGATTATGTTGATACCAGCAAGCAAGCGATCAATTTGTTCATCTTGACGCTCTTGTTCAGCACCAGTCGTTTGAATTGCTGCTGCCTTAGCTTCTGCAATGATTGCGTCAGCGATTACACGGCGTACACGGGCGCTTTCTAGCTCAACTTGCTGTGATTTGTTTATCTCAGCTAACAGACGTTCTTGGGCTTTCTGCTTGTCGTACAAATCGAGTACAACACCATCTCGACCAATTGAAACTTTCTTGATCAAGCTTGTGTCAACCAGTGATTTGTCTTTCAACTGCACCCATGAACGGTGATTAATTACCGGATTTCCATCTACATCAACCAAATGCTCACCTTGATAATCAATAGCAAACTCATCATATCCACCAAAATCAAGGTAGCTACCAATATCTGAGAATGCTTGTTTCATTAAGTCGGCAAGTACGTCGTTTTTGTCGGCACCAATCTCCTGAAGTCTTGCTTTGCGTACTCGTTCGATTTCGTGTTTCACCCTAACATTTCCTAACAATCTAGGTCCTGCAGCGCTTGCTGTCTTGTAATCAACTTCATAAACATTCATATACGACTGAGTTGCGTTAAACGTTCTCACATATTCAATGACAAAAGCCTTCTGCTTATCGGTTAATCCACTGCCATCAACTTCATCAATCGCTTCTTCAACAATATTTTTTGTACGCGTACTTTTTGATTTTGTACGCGTACTTTTTTTAGGTGGCGCATCCTTATTTCGCGACCAACCGTAACGCTGTTTCCAGCTCTTAACTGTGCTTAGCGCAACATCATACTTGGCTGCAATATCCTTGTACTTCATACCAGCCAGGTAGTCTTGCTCCGCATCTACCCATTTGTCGGCCACTCTCTTCACCACCTCTCACACCGCTACCGAGCGGCACTAATAGTGAACTACCTGAGTGCGAATTGGTTTTGGCGACTTATCCTTCTTTACTATTTTTTTAGGTTGCTGCTTACGCTTATCAGCTTTGTCGATTGCCCCGATAATTTGAGCCTCGACACTTCTATAACTTGGATTACCCATGATATTTACTCCAAAACAAAAGCCAGCTATTAAGGATTGCTTAATAACTGATTTAATCAAATAATGAATCGTTGATATGTTGTTGCGCTTCTTCCATGGTGTCGTATACACCAATCACCCAGTCGGAATCGAAGCACACTTCACAGGTTGCCTCGATGTCTTCAACATATTGTTCACTATCAACACGGGCTACGTAATTATCCCCATAATGATTTTCAACAGCTGCATAACCCATATCGAAACCTCCAAAGTTGCAAATAAAAACCGTGCATCCACATATCAGGGATCACGGCACGAATTATGATTTCAGAAAGCTAATTCCTTAACTTTGATTGATATGTACGGAATACTCAGGACTCGAACCTGCAAGTGTTTCACCACCAACGATTTAGCAAACCGTCTGCTTTCCATTCGCATATATTCCATAATAGCGACTGCCGGAACCGACCCGACCAACACTCAACGAGCGTCATAACGAACAGCTTGGATACTGTTGTCGCTGCCAATTTTGAATTAAGGAGTTAATCCATATGACTTTAAGCCTTGGTGTCTACTTGATTGGAGGACCACATCTCCAAATCTTTCGACCCTAACATAATAACTCGGATCATACGCGGTCTGTACGCGGTAAATGTGAACCAAATACGCGGTGAATATGCGGTCAACCCGCGATACTCAATTCTCCATCACCCTAAGTTCGTATGTATCGGAGAAACGATCAGCAAAATACAGAAACGCTTCTTCGATTATCTCCATTCCCCGACGTGTCGAGTAACCAGTTATTTCTTCAATCTCTAGCCATTCCTTATGTTGTAGATATCTTAACTCCATAAAATGGCGGTGTGGCTGTCGCATTGCCTTAATCGCTCTTACCACACATTCCAAGTAATAGACCGCTTGGGCGTGGTTGCTGAACTTATCATCATTCGAATTACCATGCTTTGGTGCTCCTGGCATATCGCTAATGGTAGGCGATTTCAACTCAACGTAAGTCACGTCTGCCATATTCATAATTCTCGGAAACTCACGGTCAAAAAATTCGCGCACATTCTCAATCGTCTCTCTCTTATTTACCGCTGGTAAAAGTGCCATTTTGTTATCCCCCGCGTTCTGATACAATGAAATCTGCTAGGAATTCATTGCGCTGGGCTTAACGGTCTGGCGCTTTTATTTTGCTTTCTTAGATTCCACAACATACGGCTCACGAACCTTTTTGAACGTCCAACCGTAATACCGTGCAATCTCTAGTACCGTTCTACGCTAGTGTGAACAACATATGCTAGCTTTCGCGCTGACCAGTCAGGATGTGCTTCACGCTTCTGAACTGTGCGTTGCCAAACAATGTCGTGCGTCTTATCAACAAGTGTTGCCTTGTGATTGCTAACTACCGCAGACTGTACTTCTTTTGCAAAGTTGTAATTCAAACCACTCATAATCACTCCACCAAATTCTCGTATCGTTCACCGTAAAGCGCTGCCATCTTCTTCAGCATTGCCTCATCCGGCTCATTAAGACCGTGTTCAAATCGCAATAAGTCAGCCAATCCTGACAACCCCAACTTATACCAAGCTGTGTTTTGAGCAATATTTGCCTTAATTCGTGCTTTGGCAATCTTTGTCGTTGGTGGTGTGTGATATAAATCAAACATCTTCAGTACCTTATCTAAAACAAGTCCAACTGAACTTGCTCGTCCCTTTCATCTTGAATAATTTCGGTATTTTGGTGAGGATCATCTTCAATCACTTCGCTTTTAAAGAACCATTCACCAATTTCAGTGCCGTTCGAATCATGTCCGTAGACGGTCATCATGTTTTTCGCAATCATTTTGATTTTGTATCCGTCTCGCTCTTCAAGAGTGAACAACGGCTTGCTGCTCAGAATAATGAACCATTTACGAAGCAGCCGTTCTGGTATATCCATCACCAAGCCTCCGTAATCTCAAACATTTCACCAGCATACTTACGAAGCAACGCATTATAATCAATGCCAGTATCGATATGTTCTCTAGTCCCGTATGGACTAAGCCAGTAAACATTCCACATTACTTTTCCCTCGGACGTTGAACACTGTATTTACCCATGAACACAGTCTCAGCAGTTCCATTATTAATAACCCGTAACGCACTGCGAACCGCCGCTTCACTCTTGCCAACAATCTTTGCGATTTTTTCAGTATCAAGTCCCTTAAGGGTGTACTGAGATTCAGCATTCAATACGTCATACTTCTTGCGAGGCTTGGTAACACTCTTACGTTGGCCAACTACCTTTACATTCGTCATATCAGCACCATCAAGTTCCTTGTATCGCTCCGCCTCTGCTTGTGTCATTCGCATCATGATCATCACCGTCCATTTCAAATAATTCACGTTTGCGTTTTTCATCACGTCTAATTCGCCACAGTTTGGCGCGTATGGCGTTTTCTGTTCTTAGTAGGTAAAACACCATGTCGCGCTTTCTAAGCCCCTGGTCGTTGAGAATAAGAAGTCTGCGGATATCTTCTGACGACCAAGGCGTGTCTCGTGGGTCATTCATAATTAACCCCTCATTTCTTATCTACATGCTGCCAAGTGATTTCCAATCGCTCATTCTCTTTATCAATGCCCGCAAAAACGTCTGTAAGCCCCACCACGTGTTTCAAACCGTCACCCGGCATAAATTTATTGCCTTGTACTGAAACGCCCTGAAATGCGTCAAAAATGAACTTGTGCATGAACGCTATGTTGTCCAAGTCTGTCCGTCTATCCTTCAAGAACCATTCGAACTTAAATTCGGCAGGGTACTCGATTGTGGCACCATTAGTGATGGCTTCCAACACGATTGGCCGAATCTTCGCTTGAATGATTGCCTTATGACGGTTAAGAATCATGCGTCCCTTGTTCATACCACTGATATCAACGTACTTGTTCAACGTCAAAGGCGATAATCTAACTGGCGCTTGCTTCTTCTCACGCCATGCAATTTGAAAGGCAGACATTGGAATAACTAATCGATCATTCATTTGTTCACCTTGCCGCTTTCCCACCACTGCTCTGCAATCTTCTCGGCAGGTAGCAGCTTCATTGCGTCATATCCCAAGTGGCTGCGTCCCCAATAGATTGCGTTGGCCACCGCAGATGTCATTAAAGCTTCAGTATCAACCGGTGTGGAACGCTTCGCTTGTCGGTGGACAGTTACCCAACGCCAAAATACCGTTGCTGCTAAAAATCCGAATACGAAGAAGCAAAAATCGTATAATCCCATTACCATTCCTCACGTTCTACTAAATCCGCTGTGCGAACAATTTCATACGCGTCTCCGCTGTAATAAGTTCGCAGCCGTTCCAAATCATCACCACCGGAAACTGGCTTATGGAACCTGCCACCCATGTTCTTGTTGAACACAATGTACTTAGGCGTCTTCTTACCCATGTCGTCACACCTCCATTAATTCAACGTCTGCCAAATGATTAATATCATTGCAATTAGTAAACCTATTTCCACACCAATTACCACGCTCAAAACAATTTCATGCTTGCGTAACTCTTTCCAAAAGACAAAGTCATTTGTACCGAGCGTAGTAAGTGTATTGATGGTATCCCTGGTAGCTTCCATACGTTCCTCACGCTCGCTCTCAATCGCATTCAGCAACAATTGATCACTTTGTACTCGGTTGTCAGCTTCAACGTCTGACCCCTGGACCGAAGCACCAGCCAAACTAAGCACTGCTAATTCGGCATTTGCTTGTTCTTCATTTTTCACCATAAATCTCCTTCAATGAGTTCAAATCAATATCAAGCGCAATGGCCACTTTCACCATGTTTTCTAAACCAAGCGTCCGATTTTGCTTGTTGAGCACAGCGTACAAAGTACTTGTGCCAATTCCCGTTTCACTAGCAAGCCAGTAAACAGACTTGTTTGCCTTTTTCAATGACTTCGCAATCATGTTCGAAGCATCCATTTATGCACCTTCTTCTTTGGTAGTAAAATTAATTTCGTGAGTGTCGCAATTCTCCCCAACACGCATGAAAGGAGAATGCTGCTATGGATAACGATTACCTATTGATCCGTCAAACAAACGGCGGTCAAGACGTCTTGTTCCTAATGGATAACGGCGAATACATCCGAGCGCGTGAAGTTGTTAATGAGTCGCCTTCATTCGTTCAAATCATTCGCAGTGATGCACCAGAAGGACAAACAATCCTAATTGGTAAAGCTCACATCGTTGAAGTTACTGCTTAGTAACTAGTTCTTTGAAGAGTACTTCTTTCGCAACAAGGAGTACTCTTTCTTTTTGGTTAAAATTCAATCCGTGCAATAAATCAGAATCAACGATATTTTTTACCGCTGCTTCTTCAAGACCACTCAACTTATCAATTGGCGAAATTTTAGAGTGAATAGTTTCAAAACCTTGATCAACGTACATCTTTTACACCCAACTTTCTTAACATTTAGCGGAAAAATTCTAGCAACTCAGCAACTGCTGCAATCAGTTGTGGGTTGCTTTTTGTTTTCTCATCCGTAAGCACGGCATGAACAAACGTTTTAACATCATCAGCTAAGTTGATTTCGTGACCATCAGGTTTTGTGGTTTTGTTGTATTCTTCCTTTGCTATCTCATCAATTCCAGCAATCAACCTAGCAATAGAAGCGCCCTCGCTTGATTGTTGCTGAGCATCTGGCAAGTGCCTTTGCGTTCCGTTATTGACGGATGTAGATTTTTTCATTCCAAGAATTTTGTTGTATTCAGTGTTGGCAAGAGCTGCAATCTCTAGCAACACTGATAGTTCATTTTCGGAAGCCTCGTTAGCATATTCGCTGATGAGGCTTTTAATTTGCGCCAATTTATTTTCTTTTGTCATGCTCCGCTCCTTTTAAGCCCACCCATACCCGCCGTTACCGGCACACTCATTCAATTTAGATGGATTGTTCTAGCCAAATATCGTTGTCACTCAACTCAAATGCCTTGGCTAACTCGGTTAACTTACTACCGGCAGCCTTCAACGAATAGTTTCCCCAATATCGTTGATCACCATACACGTTGGCAACGACTCGGAACTTCTTGTCACCCATTACCAAATCTCCTTTTTCTGTTTGTCACCGTACTTATCAGACGCGTAGTTACGCTTCTTCTCGTTATCAATCACGGCACTCATTGTCAGCAAGTGCTTCGCTAGTCGATTCTTCAAAATACCGTCTGTGTATTTGAACGACGGCTGATTGCTATCCTTGGTTAACTTGATAGCATCAGCAACTACATCAACATCCATACCATCTTCTGTGACGTACTCAACCAGCTTCTGACGTTGAATTGGTCCAAAAGCGAAGTCTAAGTCGTTATCAGTGATTGACCGATTGATGACCGTTGCAGCTGTTGCAACGCTATTACTATAGTTATCGTCTGTCTCGTCGGTCCGACGTTCACCGTTTGTTAACTTATCTATCTTGTTAATTAATACTTCTTGTTTAGGGTCCTTCTTGTTAGTGTCAAGTTGAGCCATGTTGGTTCGAACCATGTTGGGTTGAGCCATGTTGGTTCGAATTGACATGGCTATTTCTGGAATAACCACTGTCCAAGCATTTGCTCTTTGACCTCCTGAACTGCGATATGGTTGTTTGATGAGATAATCATGTTCAACCAAGTAGTCCATTCGATCAGCCATAGCTTGCCGAGAAATATCAAGTTCACGAGCCAAAACTTCTGTATAAAATTGAAATCCTTGTGGCTTACTAGCCATAAGAACCCAAGCCCTAAAAGCACCATCACGTCGTCCATTGAATACTGGGTCCACAATTACCGAATTTGGAATTCGTGTGAAGTTACTCTCTAACGCATTATTCAATGTGTCCTGCATTGTTAAGCCTCCCGATAATCATCAATATCTTTGAACAAGACAATCTTTTGCTCATCCTTTGGAATAAGCCGACTTGTCAAACTCTCGTCGTACTTGCTCCTAAGTTGGCTTAGATTGTCATTCGTCGTTACAATCGTTGACTTGCCAATTCGTGCATTCACAATCGAATACAGAATTTCAGTCATCTTGTCAGTAGCACCACCGGCACCGGACTCCTTACCAAAGTCATCCATAACCAGTAGTTCCACTTCTTTCATGCCCCGGATAATCAAGTTGTAATCTTGCTTAGCCCGCTCATCATCAATTGAAGCCAACATAGTTGATCTCAATGCCACCAGATTGACGAACATAATCGACTTAACATCAGCCAGTTTGTTCATCACAGCCACCGCTAGTGCTGTCTTACCCGTACCAGCTGGTCCAACGAACACGTAGTTGCTATTTTGTTGAGCCAATTGCTTGCTAGCCATAAATGCCGATACGCCAACTGCCTTTCGAGCAGGTGTATTAGCATTCCAGTTCTCAAAGGTAAAACGCTTAATGTCTTCTGACGTGAACAATGACATTGGGTAATACTTACGAGTTTCACTACGCTTGAACTTGGCAATCTTTTCAGCAAGTACACCACTTACTTCCGGAATATCTTCAGCTTTTGATGCAGCACCCTTACGGAAGTTCTCTAAAAACGTTTGCTTATCAAACTTCGTATTGGATTTAGTTGCAATGAGTTCAGCGAATCGAACCGCTGTATCTTCGGTCATGTCAAAACTTCCCATGACTGCTCCTTTCTGGGCTTCTCACCCCGTTCGGTTGATTAGGTCAACGTCCGAAAATCTTCAGTCTTTGATAAATTCACCAAGTGGCATCAACAACTTAATAACGTCATCACCGCTATACAAACCATTCACTCGATCAACATTATCGATAACGCTACAAATGGCATCTTTCAATCGCTCTGATTTGCGCTTTTCTGAGTCCAACTTGGCTTCTACCTTGGCCATATCGACCTGTTGAAGTCGCACATCAGTCACAATCTTGTCTCGTAACTTCTTTGATGGCTTATTGGTAGCTGTCCAATATTCCTCATTGGCATAATCAGCCGGTGCGTTGAATGGTTCCACATCATAATTAGCAGCCACCTCATCGATTTCAGGTTGAATTTGCTTTAGGCGCTCACCTTTTATTGATGAAACATATGGCTTAATTTCTGAATCAAAGTCATCAAGCAAATCGTTAGACAGGCTTTCGATTGCTGGAAGTTCAGGGAACTTTTCGTTCAATTGTTCTTCCATGTCCGCTAAGAACGCCTTTCGTTGCTTCTTCAGCGCTGGAATAACCTTTGCGACTGCTGCACGTTGCTTCTTAGCAAGCGCTAACTCCGTATTACTTGATACGTCAAATGGGTGAATGCCTTGTAACTGCGCAAGCAATTCCTTTGTACCAAACGCTTGACTATCCTTAATAACAACTACATCTGTGTCGATTGTCTTCATGCTAATCACCTACCCTTGATAACCAAGACTCTGCAAGAATTCATCTGTAGGGTCTGTATTGAAATCAATATCCTGTGCAGGAGCGTCAGAATGCGCCTCATTTGGCATTTCTGGAGTTTGACCTTGTCCCTGTTCCGCCGAGGCATTAACGCTCTCTACGGCTTCCTCAGGTACGTTTAAAACAGGTGCATCATCATACACTTCTTCTACGACGCCTGAATTTGCAGGAGTGATATCACGACGATCAGCACGGTCATCATCTAAAATGGCCTTGGCTGCTTGTTGTGACTTTGGAGCATATTTCAATAAGTCCTTAATCACCGTTTTGATTGCCATTGCATCAAAGTTTGTGCCCCAGGCACTCTTTGGTCGGATTTCGCCTTTTCGGTTGTCCCAGGCTTGAGAGAACTTTTGAACGTGTTTCATTACCTTGGCCTTACTCCAGTAATCTTCAATTCGATTACCATCAAGGTAGTAATACGCTAGATACCCAACAACCTCACTGGGTTCATCAACGTCTGGATCATATTCCGGGTTGCCAATGCTCAGCTCACCATAGATACGGTTGTACTTAACTTTGTTTGCTTCGTAGATAGCAACACCCGCAACCTTGCCGACACGTCCCGTGTTCTGAACAAGCTTGATAAGTCCGCGATATCCAAGTTGCAAATTGACATCAACACCAACCGTTTGCCATTCACCGTTAACCTTGCCACGCTTCTCATAAGGGATAACGTATGCCTCACCCAGGTCTGGTAGTAAACTCAAATCCAATGCAGCCGCCTTTAGCGCAGCTGTGACGATTTGATTTGTTCCAGCCTTTGCCAACAATTCATTGTTGTTCAACAACGTTGAAAGTCCAGCAACGAATGATGGACCTTGGTCATCCAAGATTTCTTCAAACTTCTTGACCACCTTTGGGTCATTCAACTGCTTTTGCACAGTCGTAATTGCATTTGCCATTTCTTATTCCTCCGTATTCACTGGCTGGCCAAACTCTTCCAAGTACAGGTCTGCCTTTGCCAACGGAACATATCCGTCATATGTTTCAAATACCTTTTCTCCGTAAGGGATTTCTTCACCCCACACGTCGTAACCCCAGGGTGCTACATCATTCGGTGGGTCAATCAAACCGTTTACCATGTTGGCCTCCTTTATGTGATACAATCGAAGGGTAAATGAACCTGCTAAATTCATTACCCGAGCCCTTGGTGATTGCTGTCACTGAGGGCTCTTTTATTTCGATTTTCATGTGTCATTCCTTTCAGTCGAACGCCACAACCTGCACACCACATCGAGACTTATGAACCACTTCTCGAAGATTTAATGGGTGATGTGATATGCATTTTGTGACGTTCGACTTATATCAGGCGCTCTCACCGGCGGTTTAGAAATACTGGGATTCATAACAGCCGTACATTTAGGGATATATACCGATTACATTTGATATCTAAACCGCCTGTCAGAGCGCCTGATAGTTAATTAACTAGCTGTTGATGTTAGCGTTATGCCAAATGATGTAGTCATCAACAGCCTTATCGCCATCTTCGCCATTAGCAATTGCTTCATCACGAATTTCAGATAGAAACCTCTTGTCAACACCAATCAAAGCCACGCTATCGAAAGCTTTGCCAAGCAACTTAAACATCATCTTGATGATCTTCATTTTTCATTACCTCCTTTTCCAAATATGGTCGTAGTCGCATATCGTTGGCTTCGAAGAAGTCTATTAACCAAGCAGCGAATACAACTAAGCCAACAACCGCGGCTATTGCATAGCCAATTACGATGTCGCTCAAACCATCACCTCATCAACATGTTCTTCAATGTACATGGCAATCTTGAAACCGTGATACAGGAGTTGGCTTTTACCTTTCTTCATCGTCAAGCCAGGTTCCGCCTCCACTCGAGTACGCCAGTACGTATTGAAATCTTTCAAACTAATTGCGCCCAGGTAATCTTTCAAAGTTAGTTGATCATCTGGTGTGCTCTTCGTTCGATACATCTGAACGAATTGATGACTATAGATAATGTTTTGCTCGGCTGTTTTAACAGCCTGCTCAAACACTTGAACTCCTAGCTGCATCAACATGTCAGTTGGCAGCTGAAGTGATACTTGCTCTGTCATAAGCCCTCCTTACGCGATAACTTTCGAATCAACCGCCAACGTGATTTCGTGATAATCGAACGAGAACTAGTTGTTCGCTCAATATTTTTGAAAAACTCACGATTATTCTTAGACACCCACTTGTTGATGTACCTGCGTTCCACTTTTGTATATTGCTTGTCGCCTTTTGGAATTCGGCTGATTAACAACTTACCAAGCGGATGGTTTTTGATAATCCACTTGTTATTCATGACCTAAACCTCAGCATTCTCAAAGTTTCTTGGCATTGCCAATACTGATTGCCACGTTGCTTCGTTAATAGTTCCGTGGTCATGCTTGTATGACATCCATTCAAAGAATTTAGGTCCAATTCCATCTGGGTTATAACCATTCGCAACCGCCGCTAATCTCACTTGCTCTGTAAAAGCGGATAGATCATCAGGTTCAGCCGTCACCCCGAACATTTCGAGATATGCATATAACTGCAGCATGAGTTCGCGATTTAACTCATTCGACTCTTTTACTAACGCAAGCTCTTCGTTGTAGTCGTCAACAAGAGAGTTATGCTTGTCTACAAGCGAATGATTTTCAGCGTTTAGCTCATTAATCACACGACCACTAAGCTTGTGCTCAATTACTACCGCCACGATTGCAATAACAATCACTACCGTCGTCGTCATGTTTACGCCTCCAAAAGTGTTTGCTCATTCGCACCATTGATTGCAAACATCAACACTTCATCAGGTTGCCAGTTTTGAACGATACGCATAGCTTCATTAAATTTTGCAATTGGCAAGTCACCATATGATTCAATGTCATAGCGGTCTTTAATGACTCGTTCAAGTTGCTTATACACCGCACTTCGAACCGTCTTAGCTCGATAAGCCGCCCCGTAATATCCGCCCATAACCTCTGCCACACGCTTATTTCGAGCCTTCGTAAATCGACGTCGCATTGAACTAGGCAAGCCCATTTGGTTCTTCAGTTCAGCTAGATCACTTTCAGTTGACGTTTGCCGTTCTTCGATTTGTGCAATTTGCTTTTCTTGCTGAACAAGCTTGTTCGCGCTGGCAGCCACAATTTCCATCTCGGTCATTGTTTGAGCTTGATAACCACCAGTCTTACGAATACTTGGCAAAACTTCAGTTGTTACCCACTCTTGGAAACGTTCAGCCGTTTCGTTGTTAGCCTTGATAGCCAACTTGTAGAATTGTGGTTCAGTGATGAAATCACCCAGCGCCACTTGTGGCGCCGTAATGCCATCAAGACCTAGATACTTGTTAACACGTACCCAACGAACCTTTGTAGTTCCCTTTGATGTGTCAACAATTCCTAAACCAATTGCTGCTGTTTCCGCATCGAACATTACTTGTCCGTTTTCTTCCTTGACCTTCAAGTCATTGAAGATTTGTACTTCATTTGCCATAATCTGGCCTCCTTTGTTTTTGATATTATTAACGTGAGGCTTAACCTCGAAATTTAATGAAAGGATTATCAACATGAAACTTGATATTGATTATCTTCGTGATGTGATGATTGCTATTGAGGAAGCGCCGTATCCAGTAACTGCGCAATTCTCATTAGCAGGGCTTATTGAACATTCTCCAAAACTAAAATCTCACTCAATTGATGAAACGTACTTCGTTGTAATTCAGTTGAAAGAGGCCGGCTTTGTTCATGCCGATGTCGACCCTCAAATTCATGGAACTATGCTGGGACAGCTAACAATCCAAGGAAATGAATTTTTGAACAATGTTCGTCACGACAGTATTTGGTCAAAAGTAAAATCATCAGTAGCTCAAGTCGGAGGAACAGCTTCTATAAGCGTTCTGTCTTCCCTAGCACAAGCCGCGATGACCAAGTATTTTGGTCTGGGTTAGTAGGCCAAACCAAGAACTCTGTGCCTTGATATAAGGCGTAGAGTTCTTTTTCTTTAATTTCTGGTGCATCCTTCACAAGGTTGTCGTGATAACTGCCCCAGATAAATGGAACGTGGTCCAACCGGTCAACCGGTACAAGTCGTTGTTGATCATCATAAAAATACAAAATTACGTCTTTCATATCGGCCTCCTTTAAATCGTTTGTTTACGGCGCTCACTGAGCACCCCGCTGACATATTGCTCGGCTCCATTCAACACGTTGTTGATGGTTGTGCTACCGGCAACGCCCTTCTTAACGTTTACCCAAGTAGTCTTGGATACGCCTAAGTGCTCATAGACTTCTTTCTCAGTCATTTGAGCGGCGTATACTTCACCAATCAATCGTCCAACACGATCCAGATATGATTGGTTGATTGTGATTGCCACCATAATGTCGCTCCCTTCACGTTTTTGTGTACTTTTGTTCTTTTCATTTGTTTACATGCACTATATAGCGTGCTATGATATACAGGTAAATAAGCGTACTGAAAACGCAGTAAACGCCTTTGTTTTTAGGCATTTCGTTCTTGTAAGAACACGTCTTTTGTACACTGTTTTTCGTAAAGAACTTTTGTACATAACTAATAATAGCACGTTAAAGCGTACTGTCAACACATAAACTCTCTTTAGCGTGCAAAAAAGCGAAATATATACCCGTGAGGACTGAAATGACAACGTTTGAAAGAATTCAAAAAATTGCAAAATCGAAAGGATACAGTAGTTTAAGAAAATTGGCTGAAGATTCTTCTTTGGGCACAAATGCTATTTACCAATGGAAAACAAAAACTCCAAGAATAGACAATTTACAGTCAGTGGCGGACACCTTGGGAGTAACTGTTGACTATCTATTAGGCAACACAGACGACCCTAACGCTGCTTCGTCTGACGGCCCAACACACATTAACCTAGACGAAGCACTCCGCAAACAAGGCGTTGTCATGGAGTTCCAAGGTAAGGAACTGTCAGATAAAGCGAAAAAGAAAATCCTCGACATCTTAAAGATTGTAGATGGTGACGAGGATTAGTGCGTATGGATTTTTCAGAATTAGAAGAACGAATTGACGCGCAAATTAATGCTGCTGGTATCGGAATGATTTACGAGGAACTTGAGCCATACGACCCTGACATTGTATTCATTAGAGAAGGTAAACAACCCCTGATAGTGATTAATGAATTATCTGATACCGAGATACCTGTTGTTGCTCGTAAGGCTCACGAGCTATCACACGTTCTTGATGGCGACGGTACGGCAAGTATCTATACCTTCAGTATCGGATTTAAAAACAACGCTGAACGTATCGCTAACCGCGGTATGGTTTGGCGCCAAGCTAAAATAATCTATGAAGACATCCCCTTAGAAAATCGCAATTACTATGACTTTATGGAGTGGTTTCACCTTCCTAGTAGTTTTGAGTCAATTGTCGAAGAAGCAGTTAGGCACACATAAATTCAACGGTTATTTTTCATATATAGAGAGGACTAGAAAATGACGCTAACAATGCAAGATATAAAGCATGTTGATTCCAAACATCCAGAGTTGAAAAGGAAACTAATTTTAGAAGTTGAACAAATGCATCCATCAATAGATTCAGATTTACTAGATGCAACCATTACAGGATTTTTATTATTCGATAATTCCAATGGCGCTCATCAAGTACTAACAAGTTGGATTCTTTATGTTAAGGCACTCCCAGACACTGAGGGTATCCCAACTAAGTCATTAACTGCAAGCCAACTCCGTAACAAGAGTAAAGTTATTATGGACTACAATAAGTGGCTATCATCTGGATCAAATTTTCCACCTGAAATTATGAAAATGATGAACGAGGAAACTATCAAAATCGCAAGACAATTTGTCCGTACTGATAACTCTACTACCCTTTACGAGCTAATAAAGAATTGGGAAGTAAAAACGTTTAACACATACACTGCAGATAAAAAAACACGGGTTATTGGGTTTGTTAAACAATATAAATAAGTAAATTACAAAGAATACGTGCAAACGTGAACCACGTTAAAAGCTAAGGAGTAGGTTTATATGAATAAACTAGTTAAATTTGGGGCTATTGTTTTTGCGTCAACTATTATTGGTTCTTCAATAGTTGAACCAACACTGATGTCAACGGGCAACGACACTAGTGTATACGCAAAAAGTAAAAAGAAAATGACATATAAGGCCTATGCAAAATATCTACAAAATTATCTTGCTGATTCAAAGGTTCGATGGTCGCCAAAGCTTGAGGCTATGGCAATTCTTCCTACTAAAGATAACGCTGATTTAATGTCAGAATACGCTGATACTTATATGACTGACGGCGAATTAGATTCTGATGAACTATCAAATTGGAATGATTATACTGCTCTTATTCGTAAGCAAGCCAAAAAGGCAAAAAATATGACCAAAAGCGCAGAACCAATTGAAATTATCATTTTAAATCCTGAAAACTATGAAATGGCATTATATGACTATGACGCATACAACGATGAGACCAACATCGATGCCTTTAATGGCATAGGGAACGATTATACTGATTAATTCCTTATATTTGCATTCAACCCCCGCTGCTGCGGGATACATATAAACGTCCAGACAGGATTGACGTTAAAAGCTTAAGGGGTTAATTATGTTTTTGCTATTACTAATAATCGTTGTGGTAACAATTATCGTATTAGTAAGTAACTCAAAAGAAAAACATTCTAAGTTTGATAAGTTACACGAAAATACGCTATTTGATTTACGCAACGACGGATCTGAAGTTAAGTATTCTTATTACGGTAAGAATAGTGCTATATACGTTAAAAAAGGCGTCCCGACCTTATACGTATTGGATGAAAAGTTTGAACTTAAAGAGTATTCACTCCAAGGCATTTCTCATTTCATCCAGTACAACCACGGACTAATCGAGTTGTTTGAAATTGATTCTACTAACCCAACCGTTTTGTTAGATAAAGCTCACATAAAAGTAGCGGCTTTTGCCGGTCAACAAAACTTAGATTCATACACATCAGTTCAAGATTTACTTGATTTTTCAGGTTCAAACGTAAAGCAAATAACATGGTCTCATACCATTGAGTACGAAAACGGCATGTTCGACCTTAATTATCGTGAAGGATATTTCTCGTTTGGAACTACTGACGAAATATACACTATGGAATCGGTTGACTCATTTTCATGGAACGTTGGTGCAGAACAACACCATTACACTACTAAAAAGGGGCGTTCAGGTGCCGGAGGCGCTATTGTTGGCGGCTTAACATTTGGAGTTGTTGGTGCGGTTGCTGGAGGTTTAGCTCGTCGTAAATCTGATGAAATTATCGAAGGTAATTCTTATATCGATAGTGCGTACGCAGACTTAGTTATTAACGGTGATTTGCACCGCCTTTGGTTCGTTTCAAAGGAAACTGAAAACTACGATAAAAAAGTTTCTAAGCTGTATGAGCTTGCAAATCTAATGGAAAAACTACTTCCTGACGTTGAAGAGGATACTACTTCTGTAAATCAAACGTCTCAACACTCTGCGACGTTTGATGACTTGCGTGAGCTAAGGGCACTTCTTGACGACGGAATCATCACACAAGCAGACTTCGACAAGAAGAAAGCTGATATTTTGGGTTAACACCTCCCCCACCTTGGTTGGCGGGATACATATAATCGACCGCGAAGTCGGTAAACTAGTTCGAGACAATTTTAGTCGTTAGTTTCGTTAATAATAATGTCTAAGGAGACACGCTACTATGGCCTATACCTCAAAAGTAATCCAAATTATCAGTCAATACAAATTGATCATCAAAGGGGGTTGGAACGACGGAATAAACCTAGGGGACGAATTTAATGTTGTTATAAAGGGGACGGATGTAAAGGACCCCGAAACTGGTCAATTTTTAGGTACGTATGATTTAATCAAAGCAAAACTTGAAGTAACTGAAGTATTCGAACAATACTCTGTACTTTCTAAACTAACTCGCAAAGTAGTTCCTTCAGCGTTTTCAACAATGATGAATATGGGTCTTGAAAAAGAGCGCACGGTGACTAACAAGGAAAAGCTACCTGTTTCAGAAAATGAAATCTCACCAATCGAGTTACCGGATGGGGATGAAAACATTCACGTTGGAGACCTCGTCGAAAAAATCAATTCATAAAATTGACAATACATCATCATAATGAGATAATGGCAACAGTAATTGGGCGGTTGAATCCATAAAAGGAAACTGCTAGAGAAAACGCTGGTGTCTTTGACATCGGCGTTTTTTCTTTGTCAGAAAGGATTTATAAATTTGAAATATGAAAAGCCTCGCCCATTTGTTCCACTTAATGAGCAATTGAGAATCATCAGAGAACGTCACAATATATCAACAAATGAGGAAAATTCACTTGTTGATGAGCTTACTCTTTTGAATTATTCGTATTATACGCTAATTAATGGTTACCAACGGGCACTAGAAAAATCGCCAAATTCTGAGCAGTTCATTGATGGAATTAGCTTAAATTTGTTGTCCAGCATAAATTTTATTGAAACTGAGATATCTTCTAGCTTACTTCATAGCATACTTATAGTCGAAAAGATGTTTAAAACAAGTCTGCAGTATGAAGTATCCTATTCTTTCGGTGAAAAGCAGCAAGATTATTTGAACCCGTCTAATTACAGAAAAAGAACGGAAGGAAAGTCTACTATGAAAGTAATCAATTTTCTTTTAAAACTTGCGACTGGATACATACACGGTGAAACAGACAACCCTCGTAAGAGGGTTTTTGACGAATACGTTTCAAAATCAACTAAAGAATATAGGAAGACAGGGAATGTACCTCCTTGGATACTAGTAAATGAATTAACTTTTCCCAAGTGCTTTATTGGTATGAAATTTTACCGACCGAAAGTAAAGAGCGAGTAATTAGATCTTTCGCTCTTAGCCGTTTTTTTGCCAACAATGCTGATCAACTAGAATTTTTCAAGCAATCGATGATGTTAATTCGGGATTTTAGAAATGGTTTAGCACACGGAGATGTTCTTAATAAGATATCCCCTCGTGTTGACACAAATCTTGGTAAATTAAACACTGTGTTTAAAGGTAACGAGGCGATCATTACAAATTCGGAATACAATGCGGGTATAGGCAAGCATGATTTGTACGCACTAATCATGACGTTATCAATAATGCTTAATTACAGTCCTGCGCGAATTATATTAGTTATGAACCTTAAACGTTTCTTTTCAGAACTAGATAATTTGATGCGTATTAATGAAGCACCCATGCGTAGATTATTAGGCATACCTCAGGACATATTTGACCGAATGGATGCCATCACAAATTCGTTAGATCCTACTACAAAATAAAAAAGCGCATCCCCTCTATCGCTAAACTCAGGGAAACGCTAATCAGTTATTCAACAATCTAACGGTCTTGAAACGTTTTTAGTTTGTTTTCGATAAATATTATATCAGATAGACCCGGACACGTCTCTAAACTGTCCTATTATTTAACAGAAGGGTTAGGTTTAAACTAATGGCAAGTATCTACAAGCGCGGATCAACTTGGACCGCAAATGTTTTCGTCATGAAAGACGGCCAGCGACGGCGTAAAACAAAGTCTGGTTTCCGAACAAAAGCTGAAGCAAACGGCTGGGCAATGCAGACAGAGGCCGATAAAGTCAATCAAACGCTGGTACTACCTAATAAGATTTCGTTTCCAGACGCTTTTGATAACTGGTACCAGACATACAAAGAGCCTACACTTTCGGCAGCTACTAAGCGCTGGTATCGGTTCACAAGTGGCGTATTACATGACCGTTTTAATAACGTACGGCTATCATCAATGGACCGTCACCGTTTTCAGAGTTTCTTAAATGATTTTGGAAAGACACATGCGATTGAAACAGCTCGTAAAATAAAAATGCATGTTCATCAAATGGCTGAAGCGGCAATCATTGACGAAAAATTATCAAAAGACTTTACTGCTAGTACGAAAGTGACTGGTTCAGATGGCAAGTCTTCTGATATGAAGTTCCTAGAGGCCGACGATATGAAAAAACTTGTGGATCATATTAATGATCGACCAGTTGTAACACGACCAGTTACCGACATGATGATTCTAACAGCTCTACACACTGGAGCGCGGTATTCAGAAATAGCAGGGTTAACATGGACTGACATTGACTTTGATAACAGCCAAGTATCAATAAACAAGACTTGGGACATGGTTAACAAGGAATTCAAAGGTACAAAGACGAAAGGTTCCAATCGCACCATTGATGTACCGACTGTATTAGTTGACCAACTGTTAGAGTGGCGTAAAGTACATCCTGAAACGGTTTTTATATTTCAAGGTAAACATGCCTACCCTCCGACAAATAATGCAGCAAACAAGCAATTAGAGCAGAATTTGAAGCAAATTGAAGCCGAAAAGATTATTACGTTTCACGGTTTGCGACACACTCATGCAAGTTGGTTGTTGTCTCAAGGAGTCGATGTGAAATATGTATCCGAAAGACTTGGCCACTCAGGTATCGAAATTACCTTATCAACGTACACTCACTTACTTGATCATGAACGAAAAGATGAAGCTCAAAGGTCAGTAAACCTCTTAAATAACCTGTGA